CCTTCTTTGATGCACAATCCACAATAGTTGATACGAACGTTACAGAGTATTTAAACAAGACAATAGATGATCAGTATGGTATGCTGTTTAACATGGCTCAAAACAATACAATTCAGGAGATGATAGATGCCCAGTATTGAGTATGCGGGGATGAAGGTATCTGGGGGCAAGGTGTTCGCCATTCTTACCTTATTAGGTGCATTAGGCTCAGGTGCATGGGCCGTCTTTAATTTTTATTCCGACTATCTCTCAATGAAAGAAAAAATTTTAGAGTATACCGAGCCAGACCTTTCTGGTTTTGATAAGAAGATTGCACTTGTAGAGAGTGAAACTACAGCAGAATTAGAACTTATTGAGCAACAAATAGCAGGTATGAAAAGTGAGCTCGATCTTATACTAGATGAGATTAATATTGTGGCATCTACCGCAAGAGAACTTAAAGACGACCTTAAAACAGATCTTCGCAATATGGAACAAGACGTTCGTCATATTACTGAGATTGTAAATGACGTGGAAGATAGACAAAAAGAAGACACTAGAGAGATATTTGATGAGCTTAAACTCATAGAAGAAAACCTTGAATTAAGCGTTGACAAAGCGTTAAATAATCCTTTAAGTGGTATGAGTGCAACATCAAAATGAAAATAGATATTAAAACAGTTTTACCTTACCTAGTGTTATTTGGTACAATTGCCATGACATGGGGTATGTGGTCAGAAAGACTTAATGCAGTCGAAAAGAAGGCTGACAGTGTTGCAAAAATGCAACAAGATATAGCTATTATAAAAGAAAGAATTCTTCAAATGGACGATAAAATAATGTGGATTGAAGAGTTTCTAATTAAAACGGTGGAGTATTGATGGCTATATCACGAGCTCAAATGCAGAAACAAGTATCTACTGGAGGTAGAAAAATGAAAAAGAAACTAAAAAAAGTAGACAAAAAGAAAAATCCAGGTCTAGCTAAATTACCTACTAAGGTAAGAAATAAGATGGGATATATGAAAAAAGGTGGTAGAGTCAAATAATGTGTAAATGCAATGAAGATTACACTTGCATATGTGGTTTAGAAACAGAGGACAATAATGGGTAAATTATGTGCAAGAGGTAAAGCCGCAGCCAAGCGGAAATTCAAAGTGTACCCCAGCGCGTATGCAAATATGTACGCTAGTGCAGTTTGTAGTGGAAAAGTTACTCCGGGTGGAAAAAAGAAACCAAAGAAAAAAGCAGATGGAGGAATGATTAACAAAATTTCTCAGGATAGAAAAATGATATCCAATTATGGTCAAGGCGGTATTGCAAAGGGCTGTGGTGGAGTTATGAAGAATAGAAGAAAAGTTACTAAACGTATGTAATGGAAAAAAAAGATCCTAAAAAAGGAACAGGAAAAAAACCAAAGGGGTCGGGAAGAAGATTATATACAGATGAAAATCCAAAAGACACTGTTCGTATTAAGTTTGCTACTCCGACTGACGCAAGAAAAACAGTTGCGAAAGTGCGAAAAGTTAAAAAACCTTTTGCGAGAAAAATTCAAATTCTTACTGTCGGTGAACAAAGAGCAAAAGTAATGGGTAAAAGTGAAGTTGCTAATATTTTTAAAAAAGGTAAAGATAGTATAAGGAGACAACATGGCAAAAAAAGGACTTAGAGCTTGGGTAAAAGAAAATTGGGTAGACATAGCCAATAAAAAACCTGATGGTTCTTATCCTAAATGTGGTCGTAGTGGAGGAGAGAAAAGAAAAAAGTACCCAAAGTGTGTCCCCATAGCAAAAGCTAGGGCGATGTCAAAAGGACAACGTGCAGGAGCAGTTAGAAGAAAACAAGCTAAAGCTAACACTGGTCCTACACCTTCAAGAGCAGCAACATTTGCCAAGAAAAAAACAAGCAGAAAAAATAAAGCTTGATGTAATTAATTGGTCTAAGACTGTCTTAGAACCAATGAACAAGCACATCGGTTTTCCTGCATGTCCTTTTGCAGCTAAGTGGAGAAAAGATAATAAGGTACGAATTGAAGTTCGTATGGATAAATCTAAATACGAAAAACAATTAACTTCAGTTATTAAATCTTGGAATAAAAAACAACACGATATAATTATCTATTGTGACCCATTCTTTGAACAATATTCCCCCGAACAGTTTCAAGACAAGATAGATTTCTATAATAAAACATATAATAAAAGAGATGTATATTTTATGGGATTTCATCCTGAAACTCCTGCTGATCCTAACGAACAACAGTTTTTATGTGATCCTACAGAAGAACCTGTAGTGCATTCAGATCTAGAATATTCCATGATGCTTATACAAAAATTTAAACAACTCTATGATGCAAGTTGCAAACTACACAAGATAGGTTATTATGAGAAATGGCCTAAGGAATACTACGAGGAAGTGGTAGCCGAAAGGCAACGTACGTATGAACAATTAAATAAAAAGAGGTAATTACCATGATGAAAAAAAAGCAAGTAATCAAAAAAAGAGGTGGTGGCATGATGCCAAAAATGGGCATGGGTGGAAAGGTTTCACCAAGAAAATCAATGGCCATGGGAATGAAAGATGGCGGATCACCTAAAAAAAAGCAAGTAATGAAAAAACGTGGCGGCGGCATGATGAAAAAACGTGGCGGCGGCATGGCAAAAAAGAAGTAATTGAATGGCTACCTCTGGAACAACTGCTTTTAACTTAGATATTGATGATGTTATTGAAGACGCATATGAAAGATGTGGTCTTGGAGCACGTTCTGGTTATGATTTAAATTCAGCACGTAGAAGTTTAAATATCTTGTTTCAAGAGTGGATGAACAGAGGTATTCATTTATGGAAAGTAGAAAATCAAACAACTAATCTAGTAGCAGGAACAACCACTTATACTGCTCCAAGCAACGCTAGTGATGTTTTGGAAATGACTTTTAGAACTGGATCTGGAACAAATACAGCAGATACTTCTATGTCAAAAATATCTCGATCAGAATATCAAGCTATTCCTAATAAATTTTCTCAAGGTCAACCAACACAATATTATGTAGAGAGAAACTTATCTAATGTTCAAATTAATCTTTATCAAACGCCTGACACTACTGATACGCAGATCAACTATAATTATATTGGAAGAATAGAGGACGCTGGAGCTTACACCAATCAGCCCGACGCTCCTTTTAGATTTCTTCCTTGCATGGTGTCAGGACTAGCTTTCTATCTTTCACAGAAGAAAAACCCTCAAATGACTCAAACTTTAAAACTTTATTATGAAGACGAGTTACAAAGAGCTTTGACAGAAGATGGTCAAAGATCCTCCATTCACTTAACTCCTCAAAATTATTATGTAGGTTCATAAGATGGCCGTATTTGCTTCTGGTAAATATGCTTTAGCAATCTGTGATCGATGTGGTCAGCAATACAAATTTTTACAATTAAAAAAAGAATGGAATGGTTTACAAGTTTGTCCAGAGTGTTATGAATCCAAACATCCTCAACTAGAACCTAAAGATGATTCTGCTGATGCGCAAGCTTTACCTTTTACTAGACCAGCGAGATTAGAACCAGTGACAGTTTTTGTCGGAGCACCCGGAGACTCTGTTTTTGAATCAAGTGGCATGCAACCATCACAACAAATAAAAAGATTAGTTTCTCAACTTTCATTAGGCGAAGTCACAGTTTCCACAGCAAGCACGACTACATATACAGTAACTGTTGGTAGTAAATCTGGCGGCGGTAATGCTTTTTACATTGATGGTGTTGAAGCCCCTATATTAACGCTTAATGAAGGAGACTCTTATATATTTAACCTAAGTGATAATACCGTAGATTCTCATCCCTTTTATTTATCGACCACTTCTGATGGTAGTCATGGCGGAGGCTCTGTTTATACCACAGGAGTTACCTTCAAGATAAATGGATCTTCAGTATCACAATCTGCATATGCTAGTGGTTATTCTTCAGCGACAACTAGAGCTTTAGAAATAACAGTAGCATCTAGCGCTCCAACACTATATTATTATTGTAGTAGTCACTCAGGAATGGGTAACTCAATTAATACACCATGAACTATAGCGAATTACTAACTAACATAAGAGACTATACTGAGGTAGGATCTGAAGTATTATCAAATACCGTGATAAATGTTTTTATTACAAATACTGAGAATAAAATTCAAAGAGAATTAGATCTAGACGCATTTAGAAAATTTGCAACATCTTCACTAACTATTGGCAGTCCTTTTCTAACTGTGCCAGAAGATTTTGATTTTGAGAGAGGTATTCAAATTGTAGACGGTAATGCTGATAGAACTTGGCTTGAACAACGTGACACCACTTTTGTTGACGAATATAACGTTGATCGTGCTAACAATACAGGTACACCGAAATATTATGCTAATTGGGATCAAAACACTTTCATTTTGGCTCCTACTCCTAACGCAGCTATAACTGTTGAATTGTGGTATAATAGAACTCCAGAAAGACTTGGCAATGGAGCATCGGGAACTTCAACAACAACTTATCTTTCAAATACAGCATCGGACTTATTGTTGTATGGCACTTTGGTAGAAACTTTTTCTTACTTGAAAAATCCTGCATATGTGCAATTATATGAACAAAAGTATGCTCAGTCAGTGCAAGGTTTAGCACAGACTCAAATGGGCAGAAAACGAAGAGATGAATACTCAGACGGGGTCCTCCGTATTCCTCTTAAATCATTTGACCCCGGAGGTAAATAAAAATGGCGATTACACAAGCGGTATGTGATAGCTTCAAAAAGGAATTATTAGAAGGTGAACACGACTTTCGTTCCTCTGGTGGAGATCAATTTAAATTAGCTTTGTACGGTGCTTCTGCTTCTCTAAGTAATACAACAACTGCGTATACCACTTCTCAGGAAGTGAGTGCTTCTGGAACATACTCTGCAGGTGGTGGAAACTTAACAAGCACTGGAGCAGGAAAAACAAACAATACTTCATTTATTGATTTCAGTGATATTAGTTTTACAAGTGCAACTATTTCAGCACAAGCTGCTGTTATTTATAATTCAAATACTTCTGCTACAACAAACACAAATGCAGCAGTCATGGTATTAGATTTTGGTGCAGTCAAAACTTCAACATCAGGAACCTTTACAGTACAATTCCCTACGAACGATGCTTCTAGTGCAATTTTAAGAATCACTTAAAATTAACGCCAGGTAAAGCGTTATGTTTTTTGGTAAAACCACATTTGCTGAAGATTCATTTGCTTCACAAGGCATAAAAGATGTAAGTGTTTCAGTTACAGGCCAAAGCCTATCTACGGCTATTGGTAATGAAACGGCGTTTTCAAATGTTGTAGTAACTCCTACTGGTATTGCAGTAAGTTCTACTCAAGCCTCAGTTACAGTATTTTTACCTGATGTCACTGCAACACCTTCAGGTGTATCTATTGCAGTACAAAATATCGGATCATATTCCGTATCAGCAGGTGGTGAGATTACCACTATTGTTGGATCTGAAAGTTTAATCAACACAAGTGTAGGTACAGCTACGGTACAAACGAACGTAGTCAATCAACCATCAGGCATAGCTCTAACCACAGCACAAGGAACTGCAACTCAATCTAGTGCAGTTGTTGCTCAACCTACGGGTATTGCAATGACCACAGCTCGTGGTTCAATATCATTTACGAGTGATCTTATTGTTGATTTAACAGGAAATGGACAATCATTATCTACTGCAATTGGCACTGAAACATTTAGAGGTGATGTCACTGTAACACCGACAGGTATAGCTTCAACACTGACAATTGGAACAGCAGTTGCAGTGCCGAGCATCACTGCAACACCGACAGGTATAGCTATAACATCAGCTCAAGGCACGGCAGCAGGTGTAGCTGTTACGATTGCTGAACCTAGCGGTATTGACATGACGGTGACTGTGAGAACACCAGGTGTCTTAGCTTGGTCACCAGTGGTGCCCGGCGTAACAAATTCATGGACACCAGTAGATGACAGTAATACAAATATATGGACAGAAGTAGATGACAGAGAGGTAGCTTAATGCTATAAAATATCATGGCTTTCGTAATAAATGACAGAGTAAAAGAAACAACTACAACCACCGGAACAGGAGCTTTTGCTCTTGGTGGTGCAGTTCAAGGGTTTGAAACATTTGGCACGGGTATTGGTAATAACAACACCACATACTATGCAATATTTAATCCAGGCACTTCAGAGTTTGAAGTAGGATTAGGAACCTTAGATGCAGATAGCTCAGATTTAGCTAGAACTACAGTTATATCATCTTCCAACAGTGATAATGCAGTAGATTTTTCTGCTGGTACAAAAGACATATTTTGTACTATGCCAGCTTCAAAAGCTGTTATTGAAGACGCAGATAACAATGTCAGTGTAGGAGCAAATCTAACAATAGGTTCTCAACTAAGAATGCCTGACAATACATCAGGTAAAATTTTAGTAGGTGATGGCACCAGCTATCAAGAAGTTGCAGTTTCTGGTGATGCT